AGTAACAGAAACGTATACTTATTTTGAGAACGCAGTAACAGATTTGGGCTATTATGCAAACGACCCTATAGTTTTCTCCGCAGTAAATGGACTATCAACATGGGCATTTTCATTGGGTTGGACGGCAGAAGACGACAACACAACACAAGAGTTTAAACACATTACAGGGAGAGGAAACGACACCTTCGCTACGCTTATGTGGAATCACGAAGTTGTTAAGTTAATTGTAGGAGATGCTTTTATGGAGATTATCTGGGAAGACAATGATAATAAGAAAGCCTTGGCTAACCTAGTCCCCATTTCACCGGAGAGAGTTAAGATTGTTTCAGAACGTGGAAGGATTAAGAGATATGAAGTTTGGAACGGTAAGAAGTGGAAGACAATAAAAACTACCCATATGTATCACACAAGCAATAAAAGAATAGGCGACCAAATTCACGGGACTTCACAACTCGACGCAATCAGAAAAACTATAGACGCAAGACAAGAGGCTGAGGAAGATGAGAGAGTAATCAAACATAGAGATAAGGCGTTAGGAATTGTCTACTACAAGACAAACAACGAGGGCAAAATTACTTATGCTAATACCCAAATAGAGAAGGGAGTTAAGAACGGGGAAATGATAGGTCTACCAGAAGACACGGCAAAGATTGAACCATATCCAAGCAAGTCAAGTGAGGATAGGCAGTCATGGATTTCAAGCAGAGAGAACTTTACTTTTGCAACATTAGGAGTCCCTAGAAGTATGATAACCAGCGACGGAACGACAGAGGTCGGGGGAATCAATGGGCATCTTATTTTTGAAGTAACAGCAGGGAAGGAAGCATCAGACGAAGAAGATAGTATAGATAACCAAATGTTTAGGATAGTTAAATTTAATAGACCTCCAAGTTTGGCGCCGAAGACACAAGAGAACCAAGAGAAAAACACAGGACAAACAACAATACAACCAGAGGAGGCTACGCCTAGCGTAAATAGATAATGGTAACCTCACCCGCAATCTCAACAACATCCCAACCAACAACCCCAGCAGATAGAATTATCTCACAAGAACCTCTAGAAGTAACTCCTCAGCAAGAATGTGAGAAGAAAGGTGGGAAGTGGGACGCAGCAACAAGAACGTGTATAATGAATGTTAGAGACCAAGTGGCAGTCAATCAAGAAAAGAAAGCGGCGGCAGAAGCAGCAAAGGTAGAAGAACCGCCAAAAGTAGATGCATTAGAAACATTCACGAGTTCAGAAACAGGGAGGGCGAGTGGAATAACAACCCCAGACGGTAGTACATTCTTAGGACTATCTCCGGAGGATGTTCAAGCGGTCGCAACAGGGGAACAGGCAAGGACAGCAAGACCAGAAGGCACAGCCCCAGTAGGGACAGCACAAGCGGAAGCAATACGACAACAACAAATCCAACAACAAATAGCACAGATAGGACAACTCGGACAAATAAACCCAGCACAACAAGCAGACATTAATTTATCACAAGCATTCACAGCAGGGGCGGCGGGCATAGTACCAGCCGCAGCGGGGGGGGCAGCAATAGGGGCAGCTGCCGGGCTTGTAGGAAGCGGGGGGGTTTTATCCGCTCCGGGGGCGTTAGCAGTTGGAGTAGCAGGCGCAGTTGGAGGATTTGTGAGCGGTGTATTAAGTAACATTAAAGAACAACAGCGAGGAGAACTTCAAGCGGCAGATATAGAATTATCAAACGCAAGAACAAACATGAGGCAGTTGGCAATGTTGGCAAGTCAAGACCCAGCAAACGCAGATGTTTATATTCAACAATATAATCAACAACTCACAAGAATACATCAAGCAAGACGACAGACTAAGGCAGAGGTTCAAGGAGACCTTAACGCATGGATGGAAGATGGTCGAGAACAACTCGCAGACTTCGACGCATTCTTACAAACAGGTGGAATAGCAGACGTCTATGGACAGAAGTTAGCTATTGCTATGCAGACAGGCGTTCCTTTATCTATAAACGGAGAGGGTCTTTTAGAATGAATAAAATAAACTGGATAACTGGTAGCGTCGCTATTATATGTCTAACGATTATGGAATGCTTCGCCATGCACTACGGGATTAATGGAACATTTCGAACAGCAATCTTTACTATTATAGCAGCAATAGCCGGACTAACCATAAACACCAAAACATTTATAAAGTAGGTGACACACCATATACTATGACCGATGAACAAACAACTACGCCTGACACAGAGGGAGATAAGGTTAATATATCTGCTGAGGAAGCTATTGGCGATTCTCCACCGATGCTCGTTGAGGCAAGAAGTCTCGCGGAAAGGATAGAAGAAGGCAATAAAAAGTCTGAGAAGTTGTTAAAACAATTTGACACACTTATAGCAGAACAGGCACTAGCCGGAACTTCTGGGGGAAGGGTTGAGACAGTCGTTAAGGAAGAAACTCCTAAGGAATATACAGAAAGAATTGAAAAAGAAATGAGTGAGGGTTTGCATAATGGCTGAGGAGACTGATGAGAGTTTTGAGATTATTTCTGAGAAGGAAAAGTATTGGAGAGATCAGTTAGTTAAGGCAGAGACAAGCTACATAACAGCAGAGGGAAACATGGCAATCGGTAAAGCGGTTATGGATATAGCTAAGGAAGAAATCAAGAAGGAAGCCGAGAAAAATAAACCTGCTATGGTGGATTAATGCACGTTAGTTTTATTCCCTACGGAGAGAGGGGATGTGTTGAGAGAATGTTGAGGGACATGGAGGCACAGAAACACTTAATGCCTATGACTAAGGGGAAGAAGATGCGGGGCGTATGGATGCCCGGACAAATAAGAGACCTACCCTTCGGCGTCAAGGAATACGTATTCCCAAAAGAATCACTTGATTTTGTTCTTCGGACACTTATGCCGACGTTAAGCACATCATCCTATGGTATAAAAATGAAAGGTCTTATTATGCCATTCTTAAGAAAATTACTGAAACTTAAGAAGATTCCAAAGTATAAAGAGGGCGAGGTTTTCAAGTGGGGGAAGGCGTTTGTCAGTATTGTCCTCCTCGGAATACGTGAGGATGGGGAGATTGTGGGGACTTATATTGATGATAAGGGTTGGACGCACGAAGCCCTCTAAACCAAAAGCCTTAAATAAGAGGTATTCCAAGGTATTCCATGGCAAATGCAGCAGTGTTGAAGGTTGAGACACATATTCCAGTTAATTTTACGTGTTCCACTACGGCGACTATTGAGAAGGGTGCGATTTGTAAGATGACAGACCCTATGACTGCTGTTCTTTCTGATAGTGCTAATCAAATTATTGCTGGTATTGCCCAGTCTGAGAAACTTGCGGCCGAGACAACACAAAATTCTATTGCTATTTACCGAGGCGGAATATTCAGGGTGACCTGTTCTGGGACTGTAACAGTAGGCGACCCAGTAACGACAGGGGCAACTGCGAATTATGTTGTGACTGCTACTGCTGATGATGAGAATATTCTTGGTATTATGTTAGAATCGGGGACTGAGGGTGAGAGTAAATTGATGGAACTTCGTCCTACTACGATGCAGTTAGCTTAAGATGGTAGAGACAGCAGGTCAGGCATTAATTAGAGACGTTGATATTACTAAGGGCGCAATGGCTTTCGAGGAAGAAGCCTTAATTTTTAAACCATTAATTTCAAGTAAGCCTACAAAGTCAAGAGAGATTAAGTATTGGTCTAAGACAACTGGATATTTGACACTAACCGCTCCGGCAAAGTTGAGCAATATTGCACCGGGCGCACGACCATTCGTAGCAGAGACATCTTGGACTCCAACCACAAAGTACACAATAAAGTATATGTTAGATTCTCCTATGATTAATCTTGAGGATGAGAGTGATTCCGAGGTTCAGGTATTCCTTGATAATGCAAAAGATGTTGTTGAGTCAATAGCAAACGATGAGGATAACGATATTTGGGACATTGCTTCGGAGAGCCAATCTCCAAGTCTTATTAACTCTACGGCGGCAACTGCAACATGGAACGCGGCAAGTGGACAAGACCCATTTGAAGACATCATGGAAGCAAAGATGGAGATAAGGCAACAGACTAAGAGGAGTATTAGGAATGGAGTTCTATTGGTAAACGCACAGGGAGAGAAGGATTTGTTAGTATGGTTAGTTTCTACAAAGGGGTCAAGTATTCCTAACTTCGCAAGTGAGAAGGTAGGGTCAGGTACTCTGTCAGGCATCGCAGG